CTTTGCTGATAGAGTCGAGTACAACACCTTTGACCACATGCAGTTTGACTCCTGCATCAACAATGTCTACTTGGAGCGCTGCGCTTTCATGCGCTTTGATAATGTCTGGTGTGCCTCTTCTGCCAATGACGGCTACCGTATCGTCGATTCGGGTGCCATTGCCATTAACGGCGGCATCGTGTACAACAACGGCCGTCACGGCATCTCGATGAACGGCGGGGCCTTTAGCGAATTTAACCGCTTCCAGGGTATAACCGTCCTCTCCAATTCCGTGGGCGCGCCAGGTATTTGTAGCGGCATCCACGTGGACGCTGGGGCTACAGACTTCATGATTACCGGCAATGCCTGCGGCTCCTCTGTGAACTTTCCCTCTTACGGCGTGCAAAAGTACGGCATCGAAGTGGCAAACGGGGCCTCAGATCGCTACTTCATCGAGGGGAACTTAGTGAAGGGCAATACCACAGCAGGTGTCTTTGACGGCGGCGGGGGCAACAACAAATCGGTGGCGAGGAACTACTAACATGGCAGGGCTCGGGCTCTTTAAAGGCCCTCTTTATACCGATCCGGATGAACCAGGATCGCGTTTTGAGACCATGATGAGTGGGATGGTGGCTGCTACGATTGCTTTGGACGTTCGCGGGCAGCGCTATTTAGCCCTGAGAGCCAAGCGCACCCTCGAGCTGAAGCGTCGCAAAGAACGGGATCAGGAGAATCATGACGGATCAGGAACTACTAGCTGAACTGAATCTTGTCGGTAAGGAACTTAAACAGCTCATCCATGCCATTGTCGACGCCTTGCGGGACGATCCCATGACGTCTCGCAATGAGGCTAAAATCTCGGTCTCTGAGGGCTTCGACATCGCCAAAGAGGGCTACGACTTCGTGCGTGCCCTGATGGACCTGTTTGTCACCTTTGAGGGCGACGTGCGGGACTTTGACACCATCATCGACCGCTTGCATCTCTGTCTAGATGAGCCCGTGGCGGTGGCTCACGACCCTTTAGGGACGCCTTCTGGGACGCCCTCTTCCCCACCTTCTGGGATCCCACAACCCCCGGCACCTGAGGCCTAAGCCATGCGCATCGAGATCCCTTACCACCCCATGCCGCACCAGCTCCCTTTCATCCAGTCCCGCAAAAAGGTCAAGCAAGCGCTCCTCAATTGGCACCGCCAAAGCGGTAAGGATCTCTCGTTCCTCTGTGGCTGGCTCATCCCTGAAGCCTTGGAAACCATCGGCAATTACTGGTACTGCTTCCCCGGCCAAAAGGAAATCCGGCGGGACTTCTGGGACAAGAAGGACAATAAGGGCCGCTCGACCATCGGCTACTACATCCCAGAGGCGCTCATCTACCGCAAGCACGCAGTCAACCGCACTATCACCCTGCAAAACCTCTACAACTGGGGTACACCAGGTTCCATGATCGAGTGCGTTGCCGTCGACACCATCGACCCCGAATCCTTGCGCGGGGCTACCCTCAAGGGCGCGGGCTATTCCGAATTCGCCCACTACAAGTCCGACGTTGCCTACTCCAATCTGCAGGCCTCGATCCGCTCCAAGGAAAATAACGGTTGGCAAGTCATCGTCTCGACCCCAAAGGGCCATAACCATCACTGGCGCCTGTTCAATGAGGCGACAGACAACCCTTATGACTGGTTCACCAATACGGCTACTATCGATGATACCGGTCTCTTTGATTGGGCCTTCATTGAGGCCGAACTGAGGCGGGGCAAGAGCCGCGACTGGCTTATGCAGGAGTTTTACTGCTCCTTTAACGCCTACTCTCAAGGGGTCGTCTTTGCCGAGTCCTTCGAATTCTTGCAGGGCCAAGGCCGCATTACGCATGTGCCATGGAATCCCAACAAACTCGTGCATACGGCATGGGACTTAGGCCATGACGGTACGGTTGTCTGGTGCTTTCAGTCCTACGGTGAAGGGTGGGCCTTTATCGAGTGCATTAGCGATACGCAGATGAACTTCGAATACTACGTGGAAGAACTGCGCCGCCGCCCTTATGTTTACGGCACCTTCTTAGGCCCTTGGGACCTCAAACAGCGCCAGTACTTCCAGCCGGGCTCTGAAAAGCGCCTCGATAGCGCCTTTTCTCTGGGCATCGACTTTGACGTACAGGATAAACTCTCGCTCGACGATCAGGAATCCGCCGCCCGTAGTCTCATGATGCAGTCGTGGTTTGATGCTCGGCTCTGTGAAAAAGGCCTCGAAGCCCTCAGGGAATACCACTACCCCTTCGATGAAGAGCTAGGCGTCCTCAACAAAAAGCCCCGCCATGACTGGACCTCTCACTTTGCCAGTGCCTTTCAGACCGCGGCGATCGGCATTGAGGACGTCCGCGATGGGTTTGCGGCCTGGCAACCGAGCAACCCAAGAGGCATCCCCAAAGACCTGGCATGCGACTACAACTTCCCCCTCTTTGGTGGCAGCTATGCGAACTTTTGAATCGGCTATGGGCATTGGGGAGTACGAGCCCGCGAGCATTGTGGCCATTGCGGCGGTGGCTTCCCTGGCCTTGGGTGCAGGCACAGCGGCTTACCAGCTCTCACAGAGCGGCGCACCCGATATGCCCGAACTGCCAGCCGAAGCCTTGAGTACATTTGGAGCGACTCCGCCGCCTCCTCCTCCAACTCCTCCAGCTCCGGCGGCTCCTCCTCCAGCTTCTCCAGCTGCCAATCTCGATGCGCAGCGGGCGGCTGCAGATGAGGTGGAAGCCCAGCGCCGCCGTCAAAGTCGGCAGTCAACGATTCTCACGTCTCCCATCGGTGCGCCTGCCGGTGGCGTTCTTCTAGGAGCCTAGCATGCCGCTCATTGAAGACCTGCTCTCACGGGAAAATGATCTCTTAAAAGAGCGCATGCTGCTGGACTCGCTCATCGGTACCATCAACCGCTACGTCACACCTTACGACTTTGATCCGCAGACGCGCACCATGCCAGGAGATGAACGTGGACAGTGGATACTTGACGGCACCGCCCAAGACGGTTTGGCAACCGCTAGCAACACGATTATTTCAGCGATTGTGCCCACCGATAGCCGCAACTTCTCCCTCGTGCCCGATGACGAATCCCTCAGGCTCGATGACGACGTCAACACCTGGTACGATCAGGTTTCGACCATCATTTTTCGCTATATCTCGACGTCGAACATCCGCACGGCAGCGCACCCAGTGGTTAGAGATATCTACGCCAAGGGGACCGGATGCGCCTTTATGGCGCTCTCTGCAGATCAGGGCAAGCTGCTCTTTAGGCCCTACGCCATGGGCTCCTACGTCATTGCCGAAAACGATGAAGGGGTCGTCGACACCATCTTCCGGCGCTCCTGCATGTCCCTCAGGAACGTCAAAACGCTAGCCGATAAGCTTGGTCCGCGGGCCTCGCTGTCTCGCAACTCGCAGCACCAGCTTGAGAACAACCGTCTCGACGACCCGGTGGAAATCCTCCACTGCGTCTACCCCAGAGATACGCAGCTCAGAGAAGTCCGTGGCACGACGCCGCCCACGGAGTATCCCTACGCCTCGGTGTGGATCGAGCGGGACAACAACCATGTGATCAGCGAAGGCGGCTTCTTTACTTGCCCCTACCTGGTTCCGCGCTGGAACCTCTACCCGGGCTTTCCTTACGGCTTCAGTCCGCTCATGAACGTTCTCGCCGACGTCAAAACGCTCAACAAACTCACCGAATGCGCCCTCAAAAGCGTTGACCTGGCAGTCAACCCGGCGCTCATCGTTTCCAACCGTGAGGACCTGGTTAAAGAAGGGCAGCGCTTTCGCATCTATCCAGGGCGCATTCTGCCCATGCGCGATATGCAGGGACTGAGACCGTTTGAGCCTGGACAAAAAGTAGACGTGGCGCAGATCGAACTCATGAACTTGCAAAACCAGATCCGCCGCGGCCTCGGTGTCGACCGCATGCAGATTGAACCCCCATCAGGCGATACGCAAAGAAGCGCCACCGAAATCGCCCACCGCATCGCCACGAACAATAGGCAAATGGGGCCAGGCCTTTCCCGCTTAGAAGACGAATTCCTTGAGCCTACCGTGCTCAACACCTTCGTTCTGCTCTCTCAAGCGGGCAAGCTCCCGGCACCACCGGACGCGGTTATCGAGGCCGCCAGGGGCAATATGCTGGGCGTTGGGGTGCGCTTTGAGGGGTCCCTCTCCCGTCAGGCGCGGCAAATCGACTTGCAAGCGATTACGAACTTCTACACAATTCTGCAAATGATCGCGCAGTTTAAGCCCGAGGTTCTCGACCTCCCTGACCACGACCAGATGGTGAGAGAGGCGGCGATGGCGGTAGGCCTAGGCGATAGCTTCATGTTCCCGCAACCGGTGGTGGATCAAATTAGAGCCGATAGGGCTGAGCAGCAGCGCCAGCAAGCGCTTCAGCAAGCCATGGTGCAAGGGGCCGAGATCATGAATAATATCCCTGAACGTGGCCAGGCACAGGCGCCGCAGAGGGCGGCCTAATGGCAGAGCCGCTACCCAAGGACGTCTATGACGTCTTTTACATGAGCGAGCCTGGACAGAAAATCTGGGAATACCTCAAGCAGGTCTATTTCTATCGGCCGTCTTACGCGCTCGGCGGCTCGCAGTCCGATGCCATTTACAGAGAAGGGCAGCGCTCCGTTATTCTCGACCTTATGGACCTGGCTCATGGGCATATCAGGCCTGCTCTTGATCCCGATCTTCTGCGAGACGATTCGCCTTATAGTGTGTTTCAGTCCCCCGCCGACGATATGTCGGATTTCAGCCTATAAAAGGAGTCCAAAGGTGACAGACAAGATTGAACGACGTCAGCTTACCCGACTGGAGCGGGCCATCGAATACACCGAAAAGGCGGCCGCCGCAATCGGAAAGATTCCGATTACCGACGATCCGGAGAATCAGGCCCGCAACATCTACGGGGATATGAAGCGCCTGGCGCAGGCTCTGCGCGCTTTGGGTGAGAATGTGGTGACAACGGAGAATGGGCGCATACGAGAACATCACCGTCCTGATCCGTATCTCGTGGACGAAGACCTGACGCTGGACTCTGTTTCAGATAAGCCTGGGGATGTCCCCTTCTAGTTATGGCAGAAGAACTAGGCGTACCTGGACAACCAACTGACAGCGGAGGCCTGGTGGGGACTCCGGCAGTGGCCACTCCGGCAGAGGTGGCTCCACTGCCGGATGGTCCATCCCCAGATGGCTTCACCTTGCCCGATCCCTGGACCAACATCTTGCCACAGGAGTACCGGGACAAAGGCTACGTCAAGGGCCGGGACTTCCGCGCCTGGCTCCAGCACGTCGACAACCTGGAGCAAATCCGCGGCCGCAGCATCGTCATGCCCGATTCCCCTGACGACCCCGACTATCAGGTTAAACTGGAGGCCATCTACAACCGCTTAGGGCGCCCAGAATCTCCCGACAAATACGCCTTCGAAGTCCCACCGGAAGCGCCCATCAACACGCAGGCCCTCGACGCCTTCAGGACATCGGCGCACAAAGCCGGCCTTAATCAGCGCCAAGCTGACGCCATCGTCAAGGACCAGGTGGAATCGCTCAGGCGCCAGCAACAGAGCGTTGAGCAGCAAAAGGCGCAGATGCACCAAGCCATGAAGGAACGCTGGGGCCAAGACCTCTACGACATGAAGATGAATACAGCCCGCGCCTTTGCCCGCCGCATGGGACCGGAAGTGGAACAGAGCCTGTGGGATAACGGCTTCTTCTGCCTCGATGCGGTCGTAGAAGGCTTCTACGACATGGGCCGCTATCTGAACGCCGAAGGCCTCATGCCCGAAGGCCACGGCTCTAGCCGCAGCTACGATGACGTCGACAAAGAAGTGAAAGAACTGAAAGCCTCGCGGGCCTATAACAATACAGGCGCACCGAATCATGACGATATCCGGCGCAAGGTCAAACAGCTTGAAGACCTGCGCTTTGCTCTGTCGAGACGGTAACGACACACCCCTGCGTTAGGGACACGTGTCCTCTTCCCAAGAACCAGCAATGACACTCAAGGGAAGCTTTAACCTACGGAAAGGACCTATCAGATGATGGGTAAGCAATGCCGAATTATAACATTGTCAACTTCCGCACCACGGACTTTGATGAAGACATCACACATGAGTTTCAGCAAAACGGCGCCAAGCTAGAGGGCACCTACAGGGAAGAAGCCCTCATTGGCCAGAGCGCCACGTTTAACATTCTGGGTAAAAGCGAAGCCAAACAGTCCACCGTGATGTTTGGCGACACGCCAGAGCCACCCGAACTGCAAAACATTGTGCGCGTGGCCATTCCGGTCGTGTGGGATGATACGGCTTGGATCGATCCCCACGAGTGGGATAACTCGATGGCGACCACGGGCAAACTTCCCGCCCGCTACGCCCGCAACCTCTCCATGTCGCTCGGCCGCGCCAAAGACCGCACTGTTCTGAACGCCCTCATTGGCGATGCGGTAACGCAGACGATCAACCCGGCCACGACGCTGCCCTCGTTTGACACAACCGAGTTTCCCCCTGAAAACATCCTGCCGGATAACGGGCTACCTTTCATGGTGGATAAGCTCATCGATGCCGTGCAGATGCTCGAAGAAGATGAGGCGCACAACGGCCGCATCTGGTGCGTCGTGGTGCCTAGACAGCGAGCCCAGCTCATGCGCGATACCAACTTCACGAGCTTTGACTTTAATACCGAGCGTCCCTTGGTGAACGGCTACCTGGGAAACTTCTACGGCATCAACTTCATTTGGTCGTCCCTCCTCATGAATCTCTCGGCGGTCCACTCGGATACTGTGGACACGGCGATCATGTGGAACGAGGACGCGGTGGGCTTTAAACGCCAGGAGCCTATTACGACGGAGATATCGCTTCGCCCTGACAAGAAGAACCTGGTACAGCTCTATACGCACATGAGCGGCGGCTTTACGCGCATTCAAGACGAAGGCGTCATCCAAATTAAAACCTTGCGCGCGGCATAAGGAGAACAGGCATGGCCATTATCTATGCGCCTGACTTTATGGCGCAGCAAAAGAGTTCAGGCAATCCCCATAGGGTCGACAACTCTCTCAAGATGTTTGACGGCTCTTACGTGAGCGATCAGGCAGCCGGGCAGCACACGATTATCCTGGGGAAAATCCCCTATTCCAATATCTGGGTCCAGCCTCAACTGAGTATCTTTGGCGCCTCGCAGTACGCTTCCGGCGCTCAAGGGCATCTGGGCTACCGCTACGTCGACCCCGACACGGGCGAGGAAGTGTCCTCCTTTAACTTCTGGCTCGACAACGTCGCTCTGGGCACCGCCGCCACAGCCGCCGATCTCCTAGGTGACATCGTGGGTGTGGCGGCCGGCGGCCTGGTCCCCGCCGCCAACCACTTCAGAAGTGTGGACGGCGTACAGATCGAGTACATGGTGGATACGGCCAACATCCCGACGGGTGGCAGCATCGATCTTTTCCTTTTCTACGCGGCCTTGCGCTAGGGGGTACTATGGATATCCGCTACCTCGCCCTAGCCTGGCTCTTTTGGGCTTCCATTGCTGGTGCTGCCCTCGAAACCAAGACCAATTACACGGTGTTTAACGGCGGCCTTGCCCCGATTGGCGCCGTGGTGGCGCGTTACTGCGGGCAAAACGCCGAAAGCGGCATGACCTTCATGTCGCCTTTTCCGCTAGACGCGCCGCCTGTCGATATCACCAACACGGCTTGTGACACCATGGCTTATGTGGAAGAACAGACGGCGCAGAAGGTGCTTCTTGAAAGCACGACGCTGCGCCCGGCCTTCATCTTCTGTCGCACCACTGCCGAACTCGGCCAAGGTGAAACCATCACCTACCAGCTTCGCAGTGCCGGCACGGACGTGCCTTCTGGCGTCTGCCAGATGAGCCAGGGCAAGCAAACCTGTGAGGTGACGCTCAACGGCTTTTATAAGCTGCAAGGGGGCACGGCGAGCGCCATGGAAGTGACGCAGAAGTCAGACAACATCGACGACCGCAGCCTATGTAGCGTCGTCTACGTGATTAATTAGGAGTCCCCTCATGGTCCGTGTTGGGCTGGCTGTCTCTCTCTTACTCTTAAGCGTGTGCCAGGGATTTGCCCTCAACCCCCAAAATCCTTGGGCGGACAACCACCTCAACACGGACCTCTCGACGTGTACGAAGAAGCTCTATTATTCTTCCACCGACGGTGATGACAGCGACTGTTCCAGCCCAGCGAAGGCCTGTAGGACGCTTAGCAAGACCAACACGGTTAACCGCTATCAAGGTGGCATGTGTGCGCTATTCAAGCGGGGCTCTGTCTTTAATCTCAAGAAGAATACTTACGAACCCTTCTTTGGTGATATGCCAAGCGGTACTTCTTCTGCGCCAACGATCTTTGGCGTTTACGGCACGGCTAGCGATCCCATGCCAAGGCTGGTATTTCCCAAGGATGCAGGGGAAAATGATCCCAATTGGGGTAACAAAGACTGGTTCATCATCGAGCACCTTCAGCCCGAGTGGTTCTCTGTCTTTCGCCCGTATGATGGTTCTTCAAACTGGAAGATCCGCTTTAACAAGATGGTCAATTTCAAGAAGGCAGGCGTTCAAGCTCAGTCATGTAAAGACGGTGAACTTAAAGGGCAGGTTGTCGGGAACTTTGAGATTACAGACAACTACATTCAGGACTCAGGGCATTCTGGCAATGACACCGACTATGAAAAGATGAACGGTGAGGGTGTTTATATATCCTCGGATAGCGGCACGGGGTGTCCGGATCATTGCGGCACTTGTGTGGGCGCCCACGATTTCACCATCGCCCGCAACGAATTTAGCGGCTTCAACAAAGAAGCCATCGATATCAAGCAAGACACCTGGGGCACGATGATTATTGAAGATAACTACATCCATAAGGGCAGTCGTGGCATTGGCGATGATTTTGGACCTATAACGACAGCCCGTTCCCATATGGATATGTTCCCTTCTGCCACACGCAAAGGGATTATTCGGCGGAACTGGATTGACGGGAATGAACGCCGTTCGAACTCAAGCACTGATACAAGCGATGCTATACAAGTGGGTGATGATTGGGAAGCCTACAACAACGTGGTCGTCAATAATAAGATGCGCTGTCTAGGCGTGTGTAATGCCAAAGGGTTTGCGTATAATAATACGTGTTATAACAATAGTCAGGGATTCTTAGTCAAAAAAGTAGGCATTTCATATTGCACGGATACTGCTAGATTCGAGGTCACCAAGAGCGTAAAGGGTAACATTCAAGATACGGACAAGGGTGATACGTATTATTCCCGTCAAGTAGATGGTAACCTGACGGGGTCTTCAAGCATGTTCGTTTCGCCTTCGTCGAGCCTGGGCGGTGACTACCACCTCAAGAGCACGGCTAGCAGTGCCATTGATGAGCTGACACAGATACGCAGTATCAAAGACGACTACGACAAGAATACGCGCCCAGTCAATGGAACGTATGATTACGGGGCTTATGAATACGGCGGCTCAGGGGGCGAAATCCCGCCGCCCCCAGCCAAAGATCAGTGGGTCGATGCATCGAGGCCGGATGATAACGGGCCAGGCACGACCCCAGCGAATGCCTGGAAGACCATCGGCAAGTGCATCGTGAATGCCCTGACAGCGCCGAATTCAAGCTGTACGGTGAAGTCGGGCACCTACGCTGAAGCCATCACCCTCACGGCTAAAGCGGGAACAAGCATTGACGAAGGCGCTTACACCATCAAGGCCGATACGGCCGCTAACGTCATCTTGCAGCCCACCTCTGGCACGCATGCCATTACCCTCACGGGGGGTACCAAGTTCAACCTCATCAAGGGCATCAAGGTCGACGCGGTTAACACCACAGGCTCTGCGATCTTCCTGAACACCTCCGAGTGGAACAACCGCTTTGACGGCGTCGAGGTCTACAACTCGAAATCCCACGGCATCGAGATCTCAGCCGGATCGCCTTACAACGAAATCTTGAACAGCAACATCCACAACAA